CTTGACTACGACAACGATATTATTGCACCTGGTGCTTATGCAGCAGACATACAAAGATTTCTTACCAAAGGATTCATCGGCGGCGTTGGCCACGATCATAAAAATCCAATAGGTAAACCCGTAGAGCTTTTTGAAGACTCAAAAGGCTTGTTTCTTGAAGCGATACTTATTGACACAGAAAAAGCGCGTGAAGCCAGAAAGATGATTACTTCTGGTGTGGTACAAGAGTTGTCAGTAGGAATACTTCCATTGCAAGTACGAAAGCTATCTACACTTAAAGATGTAAAAGAGTATTGGTCAAAATCTGGCCATACACCTACATCAGAAGAGCTTTCTAGGGCAGAAGGTGGAGCAAGACTTATCAAGAGGGCGAAGCTTCTTGAAGTATCTCCTGTTGCCATCGCAGCAAATGAACAAGCGGAAATTATGACTTTCAAGGCTGGAAGAAAGATATCCCAGTCTACGGCTGATAGATTGTCGCAAATTTGTGCGCAAGTCGAATTAGTCTATCAAATGCTTGAAACACTACTTGCCGACGCTGGTATTTCAACCGATTCGGAAAAAGTGGAACCTATGGATAAATCCATAGAAAAGACGGCACCGGCAGATGATTTCTCTCATCTTTTTGAGCAATTCCGTTCTTACATAAAGGGGTAGAGCTATGGCCGCTTCGCCAAAACTACGTGCTGAATTCAAAAGTGCGTTTGCAGAAGCCGAATCACTTCGGCTAAACGATGATCGAACAGAAGATCAAACGGCACGATACAAGTCAATCTTGCAGGTAATTCTACCTGAACTCAAAACGAAGATTGATGAATCGGATCAGCTTGATTCTTTAAACATTGACTCCTATCGAGATTTGACAAATAAGTCAATTGGGACGCCATATAGTGCGTCAACGCAATCCGCAGGATCATTTTCTTTTAACCAATCTGGTGAAGCCGATGATGTTGGCCCTGGTGTTCTTACAAACAAGCAGATTGCCAAGATTTCTACCAAAGAGTACAAAGCTTCTTTTAAAGCATTCTTGCACTTTGGGGAAGAAAAGCTAAAAAACGCTTATCCAAGGTCTTACAAAGCTTTGGTCGAAGGCATTGATGAAAGTGCCGGTTATTTTGTACCGCCTGACGTTCTCAATGAGATCGTTATGCGAAAGGCGGCACCAACTACGCTTCGCGGTCGTGTGCGACAAATTACGACCAACAGTAATCGTATTGTGATGCTTAGGACAACTTATCGTGACGACATTCACACAAGTCCGATTCAGGGCATGTGGACTGGTGAAGCTGGATCTCCTACGGAATCACTTCCACCAACATTTGGTGAAGTCAGTATTCCGATCCATGAATACATGGGCAGGATTTCTATGTCGAATACGCTTTTGGATGACAGCGGTTTCAATCTTGAAGCCTACTTTAACGAAGAGCTTCAGACATGGCTTGAACTGCACTACGAAAAACACCTTGCGTATGGAACTGGCGTAGGCCAACCAAGGGGCATTTGGAACTCAATTTCCTCAAGTGCGGGTGGAGAAGCCGGTAAGTTTGGCTTTGTGACTACCGGCACATCAGGTTCAATTGATGCCGACACTGTTAAAAGCATGGGTTTTAGCATTCTTCCCCAGTATGCTCAACCGAATTTTGCCTACGTCATGAACCAACAAACAGCCAAAGCTATCAGCCTTCTGAAAGCCTCAACTGGGTCGGTAAATAACGGGGCCTACCTGTTCCAACGTGGTCAATTGTATCCCGGTATCGTTGAACGTACACCTGACCAAATTGACGGCTTCCCAATTGCCTACAGCATGTTTGCTCCGGCAGTCGCATCAAGTGCATTCCCAGTTTTCTTTGGGTCGCTTCAAGGAGTGTTCATGCCGATCAGACTGGGCTTGTCTGTTCGCGTTCTGAACGAAATTGAAGCTTTGAGCAACCGACGTGTTTATCTGTTCCGTCTTCGATGGGGTTCAGACACGATCCAAGAACAATACGGCAAATTCATCAAGGTACTTTGATATAAGCACAATAGGAGAACTATATGTCCCGTCATAATCAGGTATTAAGCGGCGTCCAAGTCAAGCACCTTACGTTTACTTCGGGAAACAGTTCGTCTGTTCAGGTAAGCAGTGCCAACGGACTCTTCGGTGGAGTGACTTTTCTGGTCAATTTCGCCTTAGCAGCATCCTCGGCAATCAAGGTTCAGGAATCAGCCGATAATTCTACGTGGACTGACCTTACGGTCGGTTATCAGGTATCAACCACATTTGGCGTACCAATCACTGCCACTCCTGCTGTTCCTGGTGCCGCAATCACTGCATCTGCTACGACAGGTGCGGCCAACCAGTTTTTGGCAATTAGCGTCAATCACCAAGGCAAAGACACTGCCGTCCAAGTGTCAAACGCAACCGCTTTTGTGAGCAAGACTTACTTGAGAGTTGTGGCGACAACCGGAACAGCCACTTACGGTGTTGCATTGCTTCATAACGCCAATCTGACTCCGGTTCCGCAACCTGATATTGCCATCGAGACCAAGGGAACCAACTGAGTCCCGCCTTTCGGCCCTCTGGGGTACACCTTGCGTGTACCCCTTTGGGTCCATAGGTTACACAGGAGAATAATGTGCCCGACACGCTTCTGACCTACTCTGAGTGCATAAACTACATACCAGCCATATCGGACGCCCCACAAGCAACCGTACAGGCTTATGTAGACGTTGCATCACGGATGGTAGAATCGTACTGCAACAGAAAGTTTTTATCACAAACAGTATCAGAACGCTACGTAATTCTTAATAGTCAAAGAGTTTACCTAAAATTAACACCAGTTACAAATGTATCAAGAGTTGCAATGTACCAACAATCTGATCCAATTTTGGCTGACAGTTGCGGGTACGTATCGGGATACAATTCAACAGAAACAAACATGACAGAGTCCAAGGTTGACATCAATCTTGAATATTTGCTTGAAAACCGATCAGGAGTAATGACGCTTGTAAACATGCAACTACCTTATTACTCTCCAAGAGGTCCTCAATATTCTTACGTAGTTGATTACACTGGCGGTTTTGACGTATGCCCAGATCAGGTAAAGCTTGCAATAGCTCAACTTGTGAACGGCATGTACGCAGCCGCAAAGTACGACAACGCGCTTCAGTCTGAAAAGATTGGCGATTACTCTTATTCAAGAGCAAGTTTTGATCCTTTTCTTTCGTCAAAAAATCCAGTTGCACACCTATTGGCACCTTACGTGAGGTACGGCGTCAATGGCATTTGATGACTTCCTAAAGCAAACTGCAACGATAAAACTTCTTGTGTCCGCAAAAGACGCAAATCAGGGTACAATTCAGGTATGGAATACGATAGGGACCGCCAAGTGTATGGTTCAGCCGTGGTCGGGTGGGATTGGAAGGGAAGAAGAAAAAGATATGTCTCTTGCAACACACAAAATACTTATGGCGGGAACATACGACTTAAACGCAAAACATCAGGTGCATGTCGGATCTCTTGTTTACAATGTACTTAAATGCAGGAATTGGAACAGCATTGGACACCACACAACAATCGAATGCGTGGTCGAAACATCATGAATATCAAATCTGCAATTGACGGATTGAATTCTTTGTCAAATAACACAAAATCAAAGTTTACGCCTAGCGTAAGTTTTGCAGAGTGGGATAAGGCAAAAGAGATTGCTCTTAACGCTGTTGCACAAGCAGCCAAGAGCTTTATCGTATCAAACATGCAAAGACAGTGGCCACCTTCAAGCAAAGGTGGAGAGCCGCCTGCAAAAAGGACAGGAACTCTTTCGGATTCTATTTCCGTAGTGCCTTACTCGGACGCTTCAAAAATGTCTTCGGTTACAGTAAATGTAAACTCTCAAGACAGGTCTAAAGGCAAAAGGCTTCCACTTTACAGCAAGTATCTTCAAACAGGTTGGACGATACCCCATAACGGATTGCCGAGAAATCTTCCCAAAGGAGCAAACGGAAATACTCCAAAATCAATAAGAAGAACAGGAATTGCGGAGCCTGGCAAAATTCAGCCAAAGCGTCCATTCTTGGATCTTCCAATACGCATGGGGTACACTCCGCATTTAGCACTAATCTACAGGAGAAGTCTATTTGCAAATTTGCCTCACAGGTTCAAGTCGAAAGCACTCAAGGCAAAACTCACAATTCAGTACATCAGGCCCAGTCTTTAATCTAGGAGTAGGAAATGGCTTTAACGATCAGCGGGTCAGCAGGTCAAAGCGGAAGTCTTTCGCTTAACGACACCACGCTAAGCAGTTCAGTTACAATCTCTTTAGCCGGATCATTGTCAACGGTTACTCAACCAACAACAATCCCGGCAAACACAAGCGATTCAAATTGGACATTGACGGGTATGTATGCGAACTCTTTTTACAAAGGAAATCTCGCAAATCTTACCACTTCAAAGACTTCTGGTGGAAATATCACGTTCAACGCAATTCCCAACGCATTGTGCATTTCAGGCAACTGCACATACGTAAACACATTGTACGTAAAAGATGTTGGCGGAGGCGGAGTGCGTATTTATTGGCCAAGCGTTTTGCATTCAGGCACAGCAAACGATACAGCCAATTACACTATTGTCCCGCCATATGGAACGCTTCAGCTTACTGTTCCAATGCAAGGATCGGCTGTTGCTACTTCTGTATTGTCGTTGACATCAAATGCAAATACGACATCTGCTTTTGTCGTTCTTGCTTACAAAGATGCGGCAAACTAATGAGTCCGATATCTGATATCTCTAACAGATGGTCTACAAATAGCGCGGTACCGTGCTTCATAGGTGCAGCCATAAACGGCACCCTACCGCCATATGTAGTATTTACGTCTATGGGAAGTTTAGAGGTCAGATCTTCTCCAAATATAGTCAACTGGACCGAAGAAACGGTATCTTTTATGGTTGTAACAAATACATCTGTAGAGTCTAATGACTTATCAATGTATGCTTTACAGCTATTCAACTTAAAGTCATTCGGTTCAGTAGCAGACATGAAAAAAAACTCGGGGTCTACCTATTACACTGATAACCCTATACTTACAGGGTCAAAAGGGTGGGTAGGAATAATTGACTTTACAATCAAATACTGATAGGAGAATCAGACATGGCCTCACCAGCCGCAACAAAGTACGCGCTCGGAAGAAATGAAGTTGTAACGGTGACATACTTGGGTGTCACAAAATCTATCTGTATATCAGAAGGTAGTATAGATATTACTACTGACACGATAGAGATTTCAAATAACTGTAATGCTGGATGGAAAATTAAACTTCCAGGCCAGTCTTCCGGTAGCATGTCAGCAACGGGATACGTTGCTACTCAAGCGGGGCAAAGCCCTCTTTTATGGAGAGGAAATATTGTGTACGTATCGTTTACTGCATACGATAGCGATCCTGTTGCACAAAGTTCTCCCATGGTATTCTCAGGATTCGCAGTTTGCTCTCAGGTAAGAACGTCAATTGACGCAAATGACGCTTTGCGTGTAGAATTGACATTTGATCTTACGGGCGCACCAGACAACACAAGTTATCTACAAATTGCAGGTAACGTGTAAGGCAAGAGTTCGTATGTCAAAACCCACTCCGAAAGGTGGAGCATCTCATGTCAGTATCGTTCAGTATTGATAAGCTTGCAAACAGCGGAACCCCTATAGAAATTGACGGAAAAGTGTGGTTGGTAAGCCAACTTACATTGAGAGACCAAGGAAAACTTCAGACTACCTTGAAGACAATCCAGCCGTCTCCTATGTCTCAAATAGCACCTATGTCACGAACCTTATCGCCAGAAAGCTACGCAATGGTGGTAAGGGATGCAAGAAAAGATATGCTATTTTGGCCAAGCCCAATTACAACGCCTGAAGGACTGAATCTTGTCCTTACGAATGAGGAAGGCCAAAAGGCACTCTTGAGTTTATCTCTTGGAAAACTACAAGAAATGTCCGAAGCAATTATTGCAGATCTTGTAGAAAAGATCACCTATCCACAGTTCATCAGGATTGCAACGATAGCTATATCAGGTGAGGACCCAGAAAACGACCCAAAATCTTGACGGGTGAGGCTCGCGGAGAACAAAAGCCTGTGAACTACCATGAGTTCATCAGAAATCTTGTAGTGGATGGAAGCATGAGATACCAAGACGTACTTGATCTTACATCCACTCAGATTTCGGCACTGTTGACCAAAGAAAGCACACCCCCAGGATTCATAAGCGAAGAGCAGAATAAAGAATTCATGAAAGAATAAATGCCAAACAAACCGTCTCCATACCCTAAATATCAATATACAAATCCGCTTTTGGAGGAAGTGATACCGGCTGTTACCAAAAACTGGCAGCCAGACTTAACGCAATTTGCGCTAGATTATTCTATGGATGGCATGGCGTCTTTGAATCAATCGTGGATTGCACCAAGGGATAAAAACCTTGCGCTTGCAATCCGCCAAATGCTTTCATGGAATAGAAATCTTTATAAAGGAGGGCTTGGTTATTCGGCAACAATATTTAACGACCACACGTATTTTCCTAAAGGTGGCATAACAGATCCAGCGTGCAGAAGGTTAGTGCCGGTGTCTGCCAAAGTTACGCCAATGCTTACAAATCAAACGCCTGAATTTATGGAAGGACACATGGGTGCTCCAATAAATGCATCTACCTACACCGCATGCGCTTTTCCTGCAATGCTTACAGATAAGTATAAAGTCGATATAACTTGGGCACCAGATGAGTTTACAAATACATTTGACATCCAGTACGCAAGAATAGAGATTGAGCCGTCTGTTCGTCTTGAATCAATTTCTGGAAACAACCTTGGAATCGTCTCGCTTGACGCTAAAGGAGACGCCAATAAAGATGGCAAAGTATTCAAAATATCTACCGGATTCCCAATCCGAGAAGCACAAATAATGATAAAAATAACTTATCCGTGGGTGTCAAAAGATTGGGACTTTCCTACAGTACCTGCCATAGAAAAAGCTGGCCCTATTGGAGATTGGTGGGGAAGACAGGACGTGGGACCGCCAATGGGAGTTCTTCCCCCTGGACAGTATTTAGGTACGGTCAACAATAAAGAGTTTCTAGGCTTCCCAAGGGGTAGAGTCCTTTATCAGTCAGCGGAAATGGTGGATCGGCAAAGTCCTGTCACTACAAGACTTGGATACCAGATAACACACGTTTTTCTTGTTCTTGCTGGTGCGTCTTGGAACTACTCAAGATACGAAGGTTGTATTGGTGAAAACGGATTTGTAGTGCAAACAAACGAAGGCCAAGAAAACGAATATTACTGGCCCTACGGAGCTACCGTAGCAATCACAAAAGACGGCAAAGTGTATCAAAATAACGGGAAGGCTATTTATCCATATATCCATAAAGATTTTGACAATCTACTATATTACGGTGGACCCGGTAACGCAAAAAATCCAGCAACTTTTTACAACGCATAACCACAAAGTGCAATGAGGATATACTATGGCTGGAAACGGTAATCTGAATTTAACCGGAGAATCGTTTGAAAAGCTAAAGAGCCTTATCGACGATCTTACAAAATCAGCCAATCAAGCAAAAGAAGCTATAGCCGGAATATTCAATTCTGGAAAAATAGGAAAAGATTGGTCAAAATCGTTAAACGATGCTGTCAAGGCATTGAATGGAGTTTCCAAAAAGAACTCGAATAAATCTTCTGATAGTAGTAAATCTAAAGATAAATCTGATGCCGCAAAAGCAGCGGCTAAATTAATTGAAAAAGCTGCCCGTGTCGATGCAAAATTGAAGGATGCTGCTGCAAAAGCAGCAGCTAAAGTAATCGCTCAAACGGCAAATGCGTCTGCTAAAGCAACAAAGCAAACGGCAAGCCTGTCTGCCAAAGCAACAAAGCAAGCGGCAAGCCTGTCTGCCAAAGCAACAAAGCAAGCGGCAAGTGCGTCTGCTAAAGCAACAACACAGGCAGCAAGCCTGTCTGCTAAAGTAACAAAGCAAGCGGCAAGTGCGTCTGCCAAAATAACAACACAGGCAGCAAGCCTGTCCGCTAAAGCAACGGCTCAATCTGCCAGTTCAGCAGCCAGAATGACAACGCAAGCGGCAAACTTGTCTTCCAGAATGACAAGGCAAGCGGCGAATACGTATGCAAGAGCAACGGCCCAAGCGTCGGCACAACAAGCCGCACAAGCAAGGGCAGCAGCCAGAATGACAACGCAAGCGGCAAATGCTTCTGCCAGAATAACAATTCAGGCGGCAAATGCGTCCGCAAGATTAACCAGCCAAGCGGCAAGAGCAAGAGCGGCACAGGTAATTGCTGCGGCAAGAGCAGCTAATGCTGCGGCTAAACCGGCTGCAACCAAAAAGTCGTTCTTGAATATGGGATTCATAGATAGGCTTGTTGAAGCGTCTGGATTAAAAGAAAAAATCCGTACCGCTAGATCAATGTTTTTTGGTGGACAAAGCGCAGGGCAACTATATAGAAACCAAAACGGAAAAGGTGGAGGTTTTGCCAACACGGGCGGAAACTTGTTTTCAAGGTATGGCGGCGCAGGTGCTTTAGGTGGAGTCCTTGGAAGATTCCGTATGTTTGAAAAACCGTTCCCAGGATCAGAAAGAAACCAGTTTGCACTTGGAGACAGCACGGCGGCATTTGCCAATATAATACATGGTGCTGGAATGACAGCAAAAGTTGCATTTTCCGGTTTAACTTCGGCGGCATCGTTGGCAGCAAAAGGATTGGTTTCTGTACCTGTAGGAATAGTATCGTTGCTCAATCCTGCTGTCGGCGCACTTCTTTCAAGCGTAAACGATATGTTTTTTGGTATATTTAACACACTATCAGCCGCTATATCAGGCGTTATAGGGTCTCTAACCAACCTTTCTACAGCACTTCTTGGATTTGCATCAAGAGCGGTTGAATCTGCATCAAAATTTACCGAAACCGTTAATGCTGCAAAAGTTGTAACAGGGGTTGAAACTGGCAACAAATTAAAAACAACTGCAATTGAACTTCAAAGAAATTACGGATTGTCGGCCATAGATAGTATGCGTGGCATGGGAAGAATTGCCGGAATGCTTGTCCAGCAAGGCGGGTTTACCCAAAAAGAAGCTGGAATCCAGTCCGAAGAAATAGCCAGACAGTTGGCTGACGTAGCATCTGTCAATAACAGAAACATAGAAGATCTTATGCGCGATATGATGTCCGGTCTTGCCGGACGATTTACGCCTATGAGAAAAAACATGATGGGATTTCAAGCTCCTGTTCTTGATATTATGGCCAAAAATAAAGGGATAGCAAATCCAAATCTTCGTACCGATTTAGTCGCAAGAACAAAAATGTTCATAGAGGAATTTACACGCCAAGCGGGACTGTTTGCAGGCGACTTAGCAAACACAAGGTTTGAATTTGCCAACCAGAAAAGGAAATTCCTTGGAGGATTTGAGGCACTTTTTATGTCTGTAGGCCAAATACTTGAGCCGTTTGCCAAAGTTGTGCTATTTGCTACAAATGATCTTATGGATCAATTGCTTTCAATAATAGAACCGTTCGCAGTTAATCCGTTCCAGACATTTAAAACGGAAATAGAAAGTTTTGCGTCGTATGTGTCTTACGCTAAAAACGTAATTATTTCTATGGTAAAACAAATATGGAGTTTAAGACAAGAGATTTTGGAGCTTGCCATAAACTTAGCAAATTTTGGATTGGAAATAACTAGGGCAGTTTTAAATATCACTTTGGCGGTACTTAATGGGGTATTTGCAATTACCGATGCGTTTGGCGGGATAGTCGCTACAAGCGAACTTCTTGCGTCCGCAATGCAAGGACTTTCCCGTTTGATTAATTCTCTTTCTGGTGGTCCGATGATGGGAGCGATAGTGGGAGGAATGGCGGCTCCGCTGTTGGCTCCACTGGTGGGTCCGGTGGGTCCACTGGTGGGTCCGCTGATTGGAGCGATGGTGGGAGGAGTGGGTAAACCAAATAAAAACAAGCCATTTGATCGTGTTGACGTTATGCAAAAAAAACTTATGGATAATCTTGGAAAGATTGATTTGGATATGAACGATGTGCGTGACTGGTTTAAAAACGCTGCGCCAGCGGCAGCAAAAGCGGGCAACG